AAGGTTTATGGTAAAAAATTAAAACAACCCTATACCGAAGAAGATATAGATAAAGTTATAAATAGTATAGTCGAAGTTGACTATGATATAAAACTTAATGTTAGCGATTTCTTTACTATTAGATTGTCCAGTGCATATCATATAGCAATGAGTTCGCAAATTGAATTATTTGTTAGAGATGGCAACTATAGAAAGAAATTATACTTTAGTGGTGATTTGGGAAATATAAATATTAACAAACCGTTTCTTGAGCCATTTAATAAAATTGTAAATTCAGATATCGCTGTAGTTGAATCAACATATGCAATGAATCTTAAAAATGTAACAGAGAAAACTAGAACCAAGGATAGAGAAAAATTACAAACGGTAATAAGAGAGACATGCGAAGAAAAAGGTGGGAAAGTTATCATAGCATCATTCTCAATGCAAAGACTGCAAGAATTGATGTATGAATTGTACTTTCTATATAAGGATTCAGACTCTAAAATTCCAATTGTGATAGATACGCCACTTGGGATTAAAATATCTAACTTGTTTGAATCATTGATTCCAACCAAAGATGTTGAAGTTTGGAATGAGATTATGAATTGGGATAGAATACAATTTATAAATGATTGGGAAGATAGTGAGAGTTGTATTTTATCAAGTAAGCCTATGATTGTGATTGCTAGTTCTGGATTTTGCGAAGGTGGAAGAATTAGAAGTTATATTAAAGAAAACTTGAATAATGAAAACAATACTTTTGTATTTGTCGGCTATTCTTCTGAAGATAGTTTAGCAGGAATAATTAAAAATGGCAAGAAGAAATATATTGAGATTGATGGGGTATCTGTTAAAAATAAAGCCAAGGTTGTAAACTTGATGAGTTTTAGTTCGCACATGCAACATAATGAAATGCTGAAATATTATTCAGATATGAATTGCCAAGAGATATATTTAGTTCATGGTGAAAAATCTAAACAATATGAGTTTGCACAATTACTTGAGGATAGATATAGAGGTAAGAATAAAACTACAAAAGTTTTCGTGCCTAATATGAATGACACAATTGAAATATAGGAGAGATTATTAATATGAGTATAGTTATATTCGGCAACACATCTACATGTGAGCCATGCAGACAATTAAAACAATATCTAAACGCAAATGGATTAGATTATGAATATAAAGACTTAGGTACAATTGACCCAATTAAACGTATAGAGTGGAAAAAGGAAGCGATGTCACTCGGCATTAAATCTATTCCAATTATATTTATTGACGACAACGAGCCAATTGTTGGATTTAATATTGAAAAAATTGAAGAAATTTTGAAAAAATAGTTGACACATATATGATATATCATATATAATTAGATTAGAGGTAGTCGTTACGGACTAAATGTTCAAGCATAAAGTTAAGACTTGAAGGCAAGTTAGAATTGATGTGCGGCTACTTATATGATATAAATTACAATTGAATAGTAAGTGCTTCTTAGAGCGACTAAACTAAGGGTTTTCGGTCATCCAGAAACCGATACATATCCCAACTGCGAGGGAAACAATACCAGTTAACCTAAGAGAAAACGAACTAGCCAATAATTGCGTGAGTATCGGGTGTCGTTGAGCCTTTTGCGACTAAAAATAAATAGAAGGAGCTTTATGACTTTTAGGGTGGCTCCGAAGAGTATCGCCTGTTAAATTCGACAGATATTGACAGGAATGAGTGGTGGGTGAGTTTTATTCGTTTTTCCTCATAGCTAAAATAAACGAAAAGGGTAAGCAAATTGCTTAAGTTGGTAGTTTTGCCGGACTACCAATACATACTTGTTATGTAGGTGAGTCCCACCTTTAGTGAGTAGTGTGTGGCTATTCCTAAGAAGATATTGACATATCTATAATATTGTAGACTTTGTGTTTTTATCTCGATACGTTGAGATAATCTTTAGTTTTCATTTTTTGGTACCTATGGGTACGCATTAATTGGTTGCACTGCCATGAGTAATTGGTAATGTTTCTAACACGTGGGGAACGATGTGTGTAAAATATGCTGGATTGCTGTTTCCAATTAATACATATCGGTTAGTATGTCACACCCGAAAGGTGTGTGTATAGGCTTAATTGCCATTTTGAAGAGAGTCCAATTAGGACATTATATCGACTCACCTAACATGATTAGGGAGATCTGAGCTGACGTATTATTGCGTCAGTGTTTATGAAATCTAGTGGTAGTGGCTGATACTTAAATGGACAGCTTAGTCAATACTTAAATGGATGGCTCAGGCTTACGATTGTGCAAGATAAACAATCGAATACATAGAAATATGTCGCACTCGAAAGGTGTGTATAGCCGAGTTGAAATCTCGGAATTGAAGAGAGTCCAATTGGATAGCGTGTGAAATCAGCGTATTTCACACAATTACATATTAGATGTCGTGAGACGCACACGTACCCACTGCGTAAGAGAATCCAATAAATGGATTGGCAACACAACACAACACCGTATAAGTCGCATAAGATGTGATAGCCTTATGTGAGCATCGTTTGAACGTGGCATGGCGAAGCGTGAGATGTGTGTTTTCAGCTCATACGAGCTACTATCAGTTATACATAGTCTCGTAGCTCAGATGGTTAGAGCACTATTCAGTTAAAGTTGAGGTCGTATGAATTAACCAATCATACCGAGACTATGTTTACCATAAAACTTACACTAACAAAGACAATGTTAAACAAATAAATATGTTACAGTAAATAAACAACTACCATTTGGAGATATGGTAGTTTTTATTATATATTAAAGTTGCAAAATAATAATTATACGATTAGTATGAAATAAGGAGATTGTATGGAATTAAATTATTTAAAATACGATAATGAGGACGAGTTTGATTATATATTCAGACTTGTTGGATTGAAGATTGAAGATGGTGCAGACTTAGATTGGGAAGAAATAGTAAGGCTAACAAATTTAGACGTTGCAGGGGATACGCTAAGGAAAGCAATGCAACCTAAATTATTTGGTTCGTATTGGGTATATAAAAGATTAAAAGAAAAAGGTATCACTGCAAAGGAAGTGTTGCAGAGTACGTCATTAATTCCAAAATCACATCTAAGTAAACTTACTGAAGTTGTTGGAGATTATAATATTAGAAAACGTGGAATGGAATTAGAAAGATTAGAACTTGCTAAAGCAATGAGAGAAGCAACCCCAAATATATTGCTAGTGGAGCAATTTAGAGAATATCTTGACACTTATGAACTACAAATTAAACCATATCACGTTCAAAAAAGAAAAGAAAATGGCAAAGCTGTAATTAAAATGTTATTATCTGATATTCATATTGGGGCAGAAATAAACGAAGAGTATAATACATTTAATTGGGAAGTTTTAAAGCGTAGAACTTCTAAATATATAGAAAAAGTTGAGGAATATGCTAAATTATTTGGAGCAGACACAATATCATTAACAATTATGGGCGACTTAATTGAGGGCTTTGACATGCGCAATCCTCAAAAATGGGATTGTGAGTTTACAGGCTCAGAGCAACTTGCCAAGGCTACTGAATATGTATTGAATATAACAGAAACACTTTTAAAAGGTGGATTCAATGTTGACATATCTGGTGTTTATGGTAACCACGATAGATTAGTTGGCAATAAACACAATTCTATCGAAGAAGATAATGCTGTATTTACAGTAATGAATGACGTAAAACTATTTTATTCGTTAATGGGGACTCGTGGAGTAAATGTTGACAAAGTTAGATTTATACAACACGACCCTACATTTAAATACCATGTAGATGAATACTTTGGTGTTCGTGGAAGATATCAGCATGGAGATGATGACCAAATCGAAGATAAGGCAAAAATATCAAAATACAATGATAGAGATAATGATACCTATGATTTTGTTGTATCTGGTCATATACACCATTCTAGGGCTACAAACAGAAATAGGAATACTTGGGATTTTTATTGCGGTTCAATACAAGGTGCAAACGAATATGGAAACAACAAAATAAAGTCAATATCTGACGCATCTCAAGATATAATTGTAATTAGAGATACGGGGGAGTTTTTCAAAATAACAATTAACCTACAATAGCCTAACTCGGCATCTGTTGGTTACTCTCCTTTCTGACAGAGCCATTTTTATAAGCCCACTGATTCTCCTCTCTTATCAGTGGGTATACATAGCCAAATTTTACAAATAAAAAAATAAGGAGTGATAACTTTGGCAGAAGATAATAATACAAGTTCTGTGAAAGCATCACAGAAAGAACCTAGCACTGCGGCTAAAAAAAGAAAAAGCATAACAAAAGCAAAAGGGAACACACTAATTTGTGTTCATCATGGCAAGGAATTGTCAACAGAAAATGATAATTTTTACAAAGTTAATAAGGGTTCTATATTTAAATCGCTTGACTACATTCCTGTATGTAAGGCGTGTGTAAAAAAAATATATGCAGATTATTATCACCAGATGGGCAAGGATTATATACAGGCGATGTATATGACATGTAGAAAACTGGATGTAAAATTTGATTTGTCTACATGTGAAGGTGCAATTAATAGAGCAAATGGTGATGGTTCAAATATAGTTGGTCATTATTTTAGTATGATAAATAGTCTTCAGCAAAACACTCACCCATCATCATTTGACGATTCTGATAAAATAGAAATGAAAGAAAGTTTTGAGGACTTAGTAAACAAGATTCAATCGTCTGGGAAACTAGATGCTGAAGATAAAAGAAACCTAAAGGACATTAAAAAGAAACTTGGTTACGACCCGTTTGAAGGCTCTGGGTATACAGAATTCCAACTTGGAAAGATGTACCAAGAGCTTGTTTCATATCTTGAGGATGATGAACTTGTAGGAGAAGCATGGAAACTAAATGTAATACTTCAAATTATAAATAATAATCAGCAAATAAGGCAGATAGATTTATATATATCACTACTTAGTAATAATGTTGACAACTTCAAGGAAAATATAGCGACATTGGCTTCTTTAAATACAACAAAACAAAAACTTGTAGAAGCTAATATGAAGATATATAAGGAAAACGGTTGGATAACTACGGACACTACTGGACGCTCTAAACTATCTGGAATGATGAAAAAATATAAAGACTATGGTTTTGACGAGATAGAAGTAAACTACTTTGATATGTTGATGTCAGATGCAATAAGAAAAGTATTTGATATATCGCATCAATCAATTATAGACACTTTAAATTTAGATTCTGACGAAATGAAACAAGTGTTCGTTGAGCAGAGAAATTTAATAAGAAGTAAAGACGAAGAGATTGCGAAATTGTTTGAAGAAAAAAGACAATTGGCAATTGAATTAAGAGATTTCAAGAATAAAGTAGGTGGTTAGTATGGGCAATAAAGTTATAACAAAAGATATGCTTACCACTGCACAATTCAAAATGGCTACTGCAAATATACAAACTATAAACTTTTGGAGAGCTAACCCTGTAATAGCACTTAGAGATTTATTTGGGATTCAGTTATTGGACTACCAAGCAATGCTGTTCACTTATACATGGGTGGCAAAAGATGTAGTTTGGGTAATAACTCGTAACGGAGGCAAGACGATATTGGCAAGTGCCTATCCTATGCTTAGACAGTTACTCATGCCAGAGCAGGAGATATGGATAGTTTCAAGGAATGGTAAACAATCGAAGAAATTATTCAGCTATGTTGAAAGATTGGCGAATAATACAATTAGTGCATTTGATAGTCTTACTGATATATATTATCAGGAAGTTGAAAGACCACATGAGAAGGCTAGTGGATTCAATCATTCACCTGCAAGCCATAGCGTAAGTCTTTTAAACAAGAGCTATATTAAAACGCTTAATGGTAATGCAGATAATAACAGGGGGGAAAGAGGCACTCTTGTAATATTTGATGAGGCAGGATTTATGGAAGAAAAAGCCATACTAGCTGTTGAACCTTATACTACAACCGATACTGGATTTAAAACATCTACTGATGAAAATTTTGACATTAGGGTTTTATCTAAAAAACCAGAGAATCAAAGGCTGTATATATCTTCAGCCAGCGATGAGACATCATATTTCTTTGACAAGTATAAAGATTTTGCGAAGAAAATGTTCGCTGGAGATAAGAGATTTTTTGTTGCTGATATAAACGCAGATATACCATTGGCACCAACCTTGAAAGGTAAGCCATATCATCCACTTGTTAGTAAGTCAGAAATAGATGCTGTGATGTCTACAAACCCTACAAAGGCTATGCGTGAATATTACAATAAATTTGACAAAGATGGCGGAGAAGAACAAATAATAAAATCTCATATTATAGAGAGAAATACTACATTCACTTTGCCAGAGATAATGCCTGATGGTAAATCTAAATATATGCTTGCATTAGACCCTGCACTTGTATCAGATAACTCGGTGCTTGGAGTAATGAAACTATTATACGATGATAAGCGTGGGTGGTATGGAAGATTAGTTAATATGGATAACTTCAAAGACTTGGAGGATAAGTCTGGAAACAAACAATTAAAGTATGAAGACCAAGTGGAAAGACTAAGAGAATATATGGTTAGATACAATGGGAACAATCCAGAATACCAAAATATACACAAGGTTATATTTGATGGTGGTATGGCTGGTGCTGGATTGCACTATGCGTCAACTATGAGATTTGACTTTATTGATTCTCGTGGGGAAGGCCATAGGGGTATTGTAGATAAGGATTATTTCTCAGAATCTCTTAGAGATTTCCCAAATGCTTACCCTAATCTTAGAGTTGTCGAGCCTACAAAATGGAAAGTAATAATGGTTAATAGATTGATAGACCTTATGAACTTAGGGTTAATTGAATTCCCAGAGGAATATAATGGTTCTGGTTATGTTGATATTGAATCTGATGAAAGTGAAGATGGTCTAAAAAGGGTTCGTCTAAGCAAAGAAGAAGAACTAGCATTAACAAATATAGATATATGCAAAGAAGAAACAAAGATGATTCATAGGTATAAAACTGCGAATGGAAAAGAAAGATTTGACACCAGAGTTGATATGGCTAGGAAAGTACATGATGATAGATTTTTCGTACTGTGTTTATTGGCTAATGAACTATACGAACTTAGAGAGTCAGATACTTTGTCAAAACACAAAGGTGAAAAGAAAAAAGACAAACGCTACCTTAAACTTATAGGGTAGTTTAAAAAAGGTGGTGAGAATATTTGTCTAAAACAGAAATTGTAACCAAAGCAACAAATCAAAATGTAGTTGAAGATACAAAGCCAAAATTATTATCAGATATATACATGGATTATAAACAATCTGAAATATCAAAAGGTATGACTGAAGAAGAAATACGCAGTCATGTTGAGAAATTATACGTCAAAGTAAATTCAGCATTTGATAATGCCACAAAGAGTGGCAAATTTAGTGTTAATGGATTTTTAGATGGTATAATCGGTGGCTATGCTAGATATGTAAATATGCCTAGAAAGTATACACCAGAAACGGTTACTAGAATACTTGAAAACCCATACACATATAAAGAAGAACTAATTAGAGTTAGTTTATATATGTATATCAGAATACAAGAATATAAGGGCATACTAGACTATAAATCAAACATGCTCACTTATTCAAATGTAATCGACTGGGTTGACGATAACTCTTTTAGTAAAAAGATTTATATGAAGAATTTAGGCTTTGTAAAAGATTATGCCATTGAAGATAAGCTACAAAAGGCTACCAAGATATTGTTTAGAGATGATGTATATTTTGCATATGAGATTGCTGATGTTGGCGGTAGAAATTTTATATGGAAAACTTTGCCTAGCGAGTATTGTCATATTATAGGTAGGGATAAATTTGGAACATATCGTGTTGGATTTAACTTTATGTATTTTGATAGTTATCCAGATGAGTTGAAGTCATATCCTCAAGAGTTTTCGACCAAACATCAGGAATATCTTAATAGGAAAAAGTTAAATAAAAACAACAATGTTACAAGAAGAATGTTAAATGACGCTGGATTATGGTCAGTAATAGAACTTGATAATACAAAAGCAATTGCGTTTAAATTGGATGAGTCTTTAGATTATGTTTTACCATATTTCTCAGGTATGTTTGTTGATTTGTTGAGACTAATTGAGTTGAAAGATGTTGAAGCGGTTAGTGCAATTGCAGATAATTACAAGTTAATTCATCAACAAATACCACTCAATCCAGAAGGCAAAGAAGAAGATGACTATTTAATTAGTGGTGATGACGCTACTGCATATCATAACAACCTTCGTGCAAATGTACCAGAAGGAATTGGAGTGGCTACTACACCTATGAAATTAACATCTGTTAGTTTGAAAGGTAATGTAAATAGTCAAGCCGAGAATATTGTTACAAAGCATGTTTCTAATTTGCTTACATCCTCAGGTACTTCTGCTATTATGTTCAATGGAAGCACAAATTCAGCTATGGGATTGGATAAGAATATTAAAGTTGATGAAAATAATGCTTTTAAACTATTAAGACAATATGAGTTATTTATGAACAAAAGGTTGTTTTATTATAACAAATCAACTTACAAATGCTCTTTGAAATTTTTAGACCATACTAGATATAATACAAGTGAGTTATTTGATAGATATTTAAAAGCTGGTCAATTTGGGATGGAAACAACATTCGAGATTAACGCAGTAATGGGTAGAAGTCAAAAGGATTTAATAAGTAGACTACAAGTAATGAAAGAACTTGATATTCGTGATGACATGATTACATTGAAGTCTACACATGTAGGTGATAGTTTAGATAGTAGTGGTGCTGGCAATCCTAAAGAAGAAGGCGAACTAACTGATGATGGTGCTAAATCTCGTGACAGAGGATTAAGTAATGGGGGTATGTAATGGTAGATAATTTAGATTACAAATCCTTACCAGTGCAATTTGAGATGTTGGAAGAAGTAAAAGACGATTCGAGATTTACTCCTGTAAAAGTTTGGATTGCACATACTGGTAAGAACCTTAATAAATCATTCTTTACTAAAGAGTTGCTTGAAGGCATGATTCCTACTTTGGCGTATATACCCATCGTTGGCTTTATACAGACAGACAATACAAATAAAGATGATTTTTTAGGGCATGAGGAAAGGTATATAGTTACAGTTGATGGTGTTGAAACTGAATATCTTGGTAGAATGTATGGGTTTATACCTAAAGAGCATAATGCCAGATTTGAAAGCAAGACTGTTAATGGTGTTACAAGAGAATATCTTGTGGCAGATGGAATTATATCTAACAAGTTTTCTAAGTCAAAAGAAATATTTGACAGAGATATGGTCAAGGGACAATCAATGGAACTCGAAAGAGAAACTATTAATGGTTACTTTGACAATGATAATGACCAATTCGTATTTACTGAGGCTAGATTTGAGGCTTTGTGTATACTTGGAGATAAAAAGATACCTGCTATGACTGGTGGCTCAATTGAGAAAATTCAATTCAGTTCCATGAAGGCTCAAATCGAAGAATTAGTTGACGAGTTGAAATTAGAATTTGAATTCAAGAAAGGAGGCGATTGTTTGGATATGCTAAAAGAACTTGAAGGCATGATTGAAAATTATTCACATGTTTCGGCAGAATTTGTTGAAGATTTAAAAACTAAATTGGATACATTTGAAACTGTTGAATTGTTACAAGAAGCACTTCAGGAAGAAGAAAACAAACAATTTGCTCTTACAGTAGAAGCTCAAATGACATTTTTGCGTAAAGCTGTGAAAGAACTAGAAGTCTACACTGATGATTGGGGCTATAGGGAATCACGCTATTACATGAAAGATGCTAAACTTGACGAAATGAAAGTTTACTGTAGGGATTATAAAGATTGGTCTGATGTTGGTTTTTCATTTACTAAAAATGGAGAGGAATTTGTTATTGACAAAGAATCTGCATTTAAAGTAGCATGGCAACCAGTTGAGATTGGTCAAGAAACTATGGTGTCTTTTGATGTCGTTGAAGATGAGAAGAACGCTGTGGAGTTTTTCGCTAATAAGTTGGAAGAAAAAGAAACACAAATCAAGTCTGAGTATGAAACTAAAATTGATGAAGCAAAGGCAGAAGTTAAAGCTGAATACGATGCTCAAATTGAAAAGTTGAATTCAGAGCTTGAAGAATTAAAATCTTATAAGTATGAGATTGAAAAAGCAACCAAAACTGATTATGTAAATGCTGTTGAGAATTTGACAGATGAAGAAAGAGAAGAATTGGTTGCGAAAGTTGACGACTATACGATTGAAAGTTTGACTGATGAAGTTGCAAAAATTGTTGGAAAGAAATCTATCAAGTTTTCTACAAATTCAACTAAGGTTGTTGACAACATCAACACAAACTTTGATTATAACAAGAAGCCACAAAGAGCTTACTACCATCTAATGGATAAAAAATAATAGGAGGATTCTATAATGAGTATGATTAATTTAGACAAATGCCAAGCAATTTACAATGGAAATATTGCGAACGTAGTTCACACAGCAGAGATGCTTAATGGTTACGTTGTAAACTTGGGAGCACTTCAAACTGGTTCAAGAGAAGTATTTGAGGTATCTGTTCCTGCAACTGCAACTTTGGGAACAGCAGAAGCACTTTTGATTTTCAATGACGAAACAATTGTAACTGTAAATGATTCAAAAATTAGCGATTACAAAATTGCCATTGGTGAGAAAGCTAGAGCTTACCACTTGACTGTTGGCGATATCATAACTTTCGATGCTACTTTAATTGATGGTTCACCTGTGGTTGGACAATATCTTGTACCACAAAATGCATCAATGAAACTTGCCGCCGCCGCCGACCTTATTGGTGGAACAAGACTTGCTCTTGAAGTAATCGAAGAAACTACTATTGGTTTCGCTAACTCTGCGGCTTGGTCTGCAAGAGTAATTAGTGCATAATTTTGTGTACGACAATAAAACTAAATACAATAACTTATAAAAAACAATGGAGGTTTTAATATTATGAATGAAAATATTCAAGTAATTAGAGAGCTTATCGAAGATATTAATTCAGCTAGTCAAGGTATGACTACTGAGTTTTCTCAAAGAGATATGGAAGCTAAATTAAGAGAGCAATTTACAGCTCTTTTCGGTACTGCAAACCCATCTTACCAAGACCTTAAGAGACGACCAGTTGAAGCGGCTGAATTCTTCGCTTTGATGGAAGAATTTATTGCAACTGATGCATCACTTAAAATCCAAAAGGAACTTCCTTGGGTTGATTACAGAAATACTGCATGGGGCGACGAAGCTATCTTTGAAATCGAGAATGGCGATTTGTTTGACGTTGCTGTAATTGCTAAAGGCAATGGTAACTTGAGAAGACAAAGACTTGAGAATGGCGAATTGAGAATCCCAACTGAAGCTGTTGGCGTTAAGATTTTCGAGAACTTTAAGCGATTCCTTTCTGGAAGAGTTAATTGGGCGGCTATGATTACAAAGGTTTCCAACTCTTATGTTAAGTACATCAGAGACAGAGTTTACACTGCATTTTATGCTGTAGCCCCTGTTAATGGCTCTACTGTATTCAACGTAAATGACGCTGGTGGATTCAATATCGAGTCTGTTTACACTTTAGTAGACCATGTACAAGCCGAAAACCAAGGTGCTGATATTGTTATTATCGGTACTAGACAAGCACTTAGAAAAATGGCTCCAATCGTATCTACTGACGAAGCTAATCGTGACCTTTACGAAAAAGGATACTACACTTCAGCAGAAGGTTACAAACTTGTTCCTGTTGACCAAGCTCACGTAGCTGGTACTTTCAACTTCTTGCTTTCTAATAAGCAACTTATGGTAGCTCCTATGACTACTGAAGGTATGGTTAAAGTTGTTGAAGAAGGAACACCAATTATTGAAGATATGCCACTTAACGCTAAAGGCGATATGTCAAAAGAATTCTTGTACTACAGAGAAGTTGGTGTAGCTGTTGTTACTGGAACGAAGTTTGGAAAGTATACTTTCGCTTAATTATCTGATTGATTTAATTATAATATTTGGGGCTTGTTTTGTCAAGCCCCTCTTATTGAAATTAAATATGAGTTTTAAAGTGAATTATAAAACGGATTATAAAACGGATTATAAAATAAGATTATAAAATGGAGGATTTAAAAATGGCTGGATTAACAAAGGAACAAAGAGAAGCAAAAGCTAAGGCTAAACTTGAGGCTGAGAAGGCTAAAGAATTAGAATCTCAAAATGTAGATGTTGTAGAAGAAGTAGAAGAAGTTGTTGTTAAAGAAAAACCGCAACCTAAAAAGGCTACACCTAAAAAACTAGAAGAAGATGATATGGTTCTTGTTGCTTCTTATGCTAGTGGACTCACTAAATTAACAAATAATGACAAGCCTTTTGATGAATATATTTGGGAAAGATTTGGAGAAGTTCAAGAAGTTAGATATGGTACTTTAGAACAAAAGAAGCGTAAAAATGGAAACGACCTATTTACAAAATTTGTATATGTATTAGATGAACAAGCTGTTAAACAACTTGGTCTTGAGAAAGTTTATTCTGAGCTTAAGCCACCTGCTGAACTTGAGAAGATTATCAACATGAGTTTAGAACATTCTATTAAGTTTGTAGAAGGTGCTAATGATAATATGAGACTTGCCTTGAGAGAAATTCTAATCAATAAAGTACAAAATAAAGAGAATATCAATGCATTCAACTTGATAGCTCTTGCTGAAAAATTGGACATTCAACTCGATACAATTAATCTTAAATAAGAAAGGGGGAGGGATGAATGACCCCCTATCAATTAATTTATGATAGATTTGAGAAAAACATAACTGATTATGATTTGAATTTTTTGATACCGTCAAACAAGGCTGAGGTATTATTATCTATTCTACAAGAGGCATGTGTTGAGTATATTAATTCACCAGTAGATTTAGAAAATAGAGATGATACCACGCTTGAGTTTAATATCGACTTATCTGCTACGATACAACAAATTATTGCAAATTATATGGTTATGGTATGGTTAAAACCATATCTCAACAATCAAGACTTGCTTGAACTTCACTTTGACACTCAAGAGATAAACTCTTTCTCTAGTGCAAACAAAATACGTTCAATTATAGAATTGCATGATAAGGCTAGGGCACAAGCAGGTAAACTTGCTACTAGGTTGTCATACAAGAATAATATAGGGAGGTTGAGATAATGAATTTGTATTCATATAGCAACTCTCTTATTTCTAGGTTGTTTACAGTATTAGACCTCACGAAGTCGGCTGAGTCTGATATCGAGTTTTCTAATATTGAAAAATTCATAGACACTATTGCAATAGAGTTGCAAGGGAGTTTAGGAGATTTTGAAGAAAATAAATATGGTAATCAGATGACAAATGTTCTTATGAAGATTAAATCAATAAGAGATATCCCAGACTATAATATTAGGCGTAAATTTGTATTGGATTCCATAGAAATAATCAATAGGGTTCAATCTGAACTTAAACAAGAAAGTTAGGTGATAATATGCCTAATTATGGTAAGTATGATGGTTTGAACTATAAGGAAAGACTTAAACTTAGACATAAGGATTATGTAATTAGAAATTTTTATAAATCTGATGGTTGGGATGAGGTTGGAATTATTAGACCAAACGAAGCCGAAGAAATTAATGTGCCGATAATTATGTATGCAACAAAATCTGATGGTGAGAGAAAGTTTTTGTGTCACCCAGAGCATAATCTTAATCGTGGTGATGTTATCAATTATGTTGATGGAAATCAATATCTTGTAATTGAAGAACAGTCCCACTTTGAAGTAAACAACTTTGGTAAAGCTATGAGAATGACTGAGAGTATATCTTGGAAAAATTCTGATGGCAATGTATTCACACACTTTTATTATACACCAAAAGGTTCTGTTGGTACACAAGATTCAAGCGTATCTAATCCATTAGTTGTTGGAAGTAGGGAACTTGTGCTTCAATATAATGATGAGACTAAAAATATCTACGAGAACCAGAGATTTATTCTTGGTAATTCTAGGGCATATAAGGTTGTATCATACGACAATCACACTTATACTGGGTTGCTAAGAATCGGATATCAAAGAGATGTTGAAGATGAGAGAGATGATTTGGTTAATGGAATCGCATATAACGGTGATATAACAATACCACAACCTACCCCAGATACAGAAATACAATTTACAAAATCTAAATTTGAAATACCAGTAGGATTATCTGACTCAGTGTCAGTTTATGAATATATAGGTGGCGTTCAGCAACCCACAACATTTACGTTTAGAATTGACGGAATTGATTCATCTAAATATACAATTTTATCAACAACTGGAAACTCAATTGAGGTTCAGTGTGATGAATTCTACTTTACTGGTCAGTTGGTTGCAATCAAAGATGTCACTTTGGAAGAACATTCCATACCAATTATATTAAAATCATTATTTTAGGAGGTGAATGGTAGTTGGCAAATAAATGTAATAGAGATAACCTATCATTCACTGACGAATTTGTCTCGAATATGATAATGATATTATTTAAAGAAGGTTCAGACGATTTTTGGAAATGCTTGAAGTATGATACAACTGATGCCTTGACAAACCCAACTTACTTTGTAAATGCGGCTGATAAGTATAAAATGATTCAGCAAAACACAGAGTATACTAAAATTAAAAGGCTTAGATATAGTGATGATATCGCAACAACTGTCCACTCTGAAATAAGAATATTTGATGATTTTTGGGAAGCGACAAATGTTAGATTGTTTGATGTTGGGATTGGATTTGAGATAATATCGCATAATGATATTATAGTCTTGGATGGTACAGGGTATTCTAGGTTGAATGTATTTAGGAATGAAATACTTAGGTTGTTTAACCGTAGAGTTGTAGATGGAAATATTGCTGAACTTTCCGTTATTGGATTAATGGGTAAAAGTGGCTCATTCAATAATGGATTCCAAGGTTATAAATTTACAATAATGGGTACGTCAACATAAGGAGAGTAATATGGGTAAAAAATATGAAGATTTTGTATTGCCTAATCAAGAAGCCTTATGGATACAAGGACTCCCAATACAAACTGATTATGGGTTTATGAAACCTATAAAAATAAAATCTTATTCAAGATTTGCTGGTGATTTTGAGTTTTTGAAAATGCAAGGATTCGAGATTAAGGATATAATAAAGAAACAATGTCGTGGAAGTAGTACGGAAGAATTTGTGATTAGTGCAATTGAGAACGTGTCTTTTCTTGAATTGGTCAGGACTAATTTTTGGTCATTGAGAGACAGATACTATTCCGTATTTTCTAGGTTTATAGAAGATTTTGATTTGAAGAATTTTGAAACAATGAAGCAAATTGAGTTTGATGGGTTGAGGGAATTGATATTAAATTTTAATGGTGTAAAGTATTACAGAAAAAGCCAAGATAAGAAACTTGAACGATTCAACATGATGGAGATTGCTCTTAAGAGGGCGAAGTCTGCCGGTGGGATTGAATTTGACGCTGTTTATGCTTTGCTTATGACCAGAGAAGGTGGCGGACACAAACCACATGACATTAATGACTTTACAATACTTCAATTCTACTCAGCATTTAATTCTATTCAAAATCAAAAGAACCATGACGCTACAATATTATTCAAGACCGTTGACCCTAAGACAGAAATAGTTGAATACTTTAAGACGATTAGAGATAAGGGCGAAGACGGTATTGTATATAAGAATATGGACGAGCTTAAAAATTCTAAGAACGCTCCAATCAAATTATAATAGGAGGAACAAAACATGCCAAAAGGTGATATTATTGTAAAAAGCGTGTTTGAGGCTATTGCCACATTCCCAGATGGCACAAGTAGATTTTTAGGTTGCTTGACTGCCGCAGGTGTGCAAAAAACCGTAAATACTGAAGACTTAAGATGTGGAATCTATAATGGTCTTAAAACAATTCTTCAATTGGACTCTGACATGACAGTTACGCTTGACACTGTTGGGTGGAATGATTACTTCATGGAACTCAACTCTGGTAATGGTTTTGAGTTGGCACAAACTCTTGAAGTTAAGACTTATGAAAAAGTTCCTTTTGTAGTTTCAACAGCTGATGCTACTGCTACAATTACAGGAACTCCAATTGATAATATCGTTGAAGTACAAGACGCTCAAGGGACAATTCTTGCGGCGACTTATCTAACAGGAACCGTGACTGTAACTGGTGGTGCTACCACTGTCGCTGGTACCGAAGCATATGTAATTTATAAGAAGTCAATTACAGCAGACGCTCTTGACTTACGCTCAGATGTACTTCCAAAGGTATTTGACCTTACACTTCATGGCGTTGCTTACGACCCAACTGAAGGTGGCTCTGTAGTTGCTGACTTGTATTTCAATTTCCCTAGAGTTCAACCAGAGGGTGCTATGGATATGAATACTGCAACAAGCACAAATGCAACAAATCAATTGGTTATGAGAGTTCTCCCATCAAATGGTTCTTTTGGAACTTATATGGTGGAAGAAGTAGTTTAATTAATTAACAAATAACAATCAACAAACCAAATAGGGTGAGAGATGAGGATATGACTTAATATCTCGTCCTCACCCTATTTTTTATTACCCCCCCCAAATATACTTATAAAATAATAATAAGGAGAGTAGAATTATGGGAACAATAGGATATTTTATTATATTATTGCTTGTGTTTGCCACAAGTATAGTGTTTTTTACAATTGAGAAACAAAAGGTAGATTATCTTAGACTTATATTTGTCGAAAAAGATTTGCCAGAAGTTAAAGAATTTAATGCAGGCAAACATAAACTTGCTAGAATTAAATTATATGGATTAAAAAAAGATGATAATGGTAAGTTTGATAGAAAAGACTATCACTACGCACTAATCGCAAGGATTATTAATTTAAAGTGGAAATTTGAACTCAATAACAAAGGTGAACTCGATGTTATTATACCAAACTTTAGAGCATCTGAAAATAGGGAAGAATATCTTGATATAATAGCAACTTGCACCAATTTTGACTTGAGGAAATTTGTATTTAAAGGTGAAGATAAAACTAAACTTTATAACATTGAATCAAAGATTATTGATGCTATGAAGGAACACGCAGACTCTATAATTGATGAAATATTTAGGGACTTGTGTGATAAAATTGAAGAAGATGGATTGAATGGCAATATTACTATAGAATAGAAAGGGAGTGTGGCTATGCCTATATTTGAGACACTAGATGAATGTTTTAAATATGCGAATGCTGTAACTCTGCTTGAGGTTGCTGAAGTAGTCGAAGATTTAGGTGTAGAAGCACTCAATAAAGTTATTTATACCGAGGTATACAGATACACAGATAACTTCGCAGACCAACCATATGAACATACTTATGGTCTTATGAATCAAGCACAAAGCGATTTGTTGGTATACGATAATAAAAAAGTTCCAAAAACAGTCGAGTTATCAATTGACCCAAAGGGGAAATACCCATCGTTTTATGAAAATGGAAATTCTGATAATAGCGACTTTATTGTTAAATGGATTGACGAAGGACATAAAGGGTATTATCTTGGTCAAAAAATAAATGAGAAGCCAAAAAATATATTTGAAAAAACTGCTCAAAGGTTATTAAAAGGTGGGTTCTTAAAAAACGCAATTACAAACAGACTAAAATTTTTAGGTTACGAAATATCTCGTACGCCTTCAAGCGGAGGTGAATAGATGGCTACTCAAGGAAATACAACTAATAGAATAACTCTTAAAATAGGTGTTTTATTAGATGATAAAATGGCTATATCTCAGGGTAAAAAAATAAGGGAAACTTATGATAAAGAGTTTTCCGAATCAATGAAGCGACAGACTAAGGAAATGCAGAACCAGAATAAGGTTCTGAATACTGCAACTAAAGAAGTAAAGAAGCAAAAGACATTTGTTCAAGAACTTAGTGATGGATGGGCTAAGACATTAGCAAATTATGCTAAGTTTACAATAATTACAACTGTGCTTATGAGTGTCACCGTAGCATTAAAAAGAGCAAAAGATTTAATGTATGAGTTAGATACAGCTATGACAAACTTGTCAATAGTAACTAATGCTACATCATCTGAACTTGCTATGGTTGATAAAACAGCAACAGAGTTAACATCTTCTTTGGGTGCGTTAAAGAATGAAGTAATAAACTCAGTTACAGAATTTGCTAGGGCTGGTTATGATATTGCTGATTCTTTATTGCTTGCTGAAAATGCAACTAAGGCGGCTAATGTAGGGTTTACTGAATTAGAAAACGTAACAACATTCGTAATTGCTGGGCTTAAATCATTTAAACTAGAGGCAGAGGATTCTGCTAGAGTTTTAGATGTGTTATTTAGAGTTTCAAATATAACCGCAATTGACCTAGAAGGTATTGGAGAAGCTTTTTTACGTTCAGCGAATACATTAAAAGTTGCTGGTGCTACACTTGAGCAATCTGCGGCTTTAATTTCTGCGGCTAACGAATCTATACAAGACCCTGCAAAGGTTGGTACTGCACTTAAGACTATTGCGTCTCGTTTAAGGGGGATAAGCGAAGAGGGAGAAGTTGTACCATCGCTTGCTGAAGACTTTAGAAATGTCGGTGTAGAGATTCAAAATGCAGATGGTTCATTTAGAAATATATATGATGTATTTGAAGAGTTCTCTGAAGTATATAAAACATTAGATGACTTGACAAAAGAATCATTGCTTGAGAAACTTGCTGGTAAACGACAAAAGAATATTATGATTGGTCTTTTGGAAAACTTTGATGTCGCACAAATGGCATTTGAAGAAGCAATTGATTCTGCTGGTTCAGTAGCCCAAGCAAATGAAAAATATCTTAATAGTTTAGAAGGTAAGACTAAAATCTTAACTGAGACATATAATGAGTTTTTGCGTTCGCTTACAAACTCTGATGCTTTTAAAGTGGCAATAGATGGATTGACTCAAATAATCAAATTAATACAATTTATTATCAGTGGTTCTGGCTCATTCATTGGGGCAATAGGTGGAATTACTACTGCCGTTATTGGGTTTGGCTCTGCTGTTTCAATTGCAATCCCTATTGTTGGTGCAATTGTTGGTGGATTCGCACTTGTAAATACTGCATTTAATTTGTTCGGAGATAAGACGGATGAAATAGCCACTAAAGTAGGCGAACTCAATTCTAAAATATCCGACTTACAATCTAAGATTTCAAACCTAAAACAAGCAGGGGTTGACGCAAGTGACCCATATCTTAAATCACTTGAAAGACAACTCGAAATTGAGAACGAACTACTTAAATTACAAGAGAAAAAGCTAGTAGAATCCAATATAAAAACTGCAAGAAAAGCATATAATGAACTAATAACAGTTATTAGCGATGTTACTGATGAATATAATATGTTTAAAGAATCGCTAAATGAAGATGACCTTGATAGGTTTAATGAATGGATAACAGAATCTCAGTCAAGTCTTTTAGCACAAAGATATGCATTAGAGCAATCTAGGGAAGCATTTAGTGAATCTGATGATGAATACAAGTTACTTACAGAACAAATACTTGAATTTGACGAAGCATTGCAATCATCAGAAGACTTGCTTGTTTTAATGGGTATAAAGACACTACCAAAACTTTCAAAAGAAATCAATCAAACAAAAAATGCACAACAAAAATTAAACGAAACAATAAATGACGCAAAGTCATTAGTATCTGGTATAAGCGATGGGTATGATATATTAACTTCAGCACTTGGCGAACTAGAGACTCAAGGCTATTTGTCAGATGATACTCTGCAAACTTTATTGTTGACATATCCAGATATAATTGAACAAACTGGGCTTGCGGCTGACGCTGTTCGTGATTATGCAAAGGCTGAAAAAGAGAGTACAGATGCAATAATACTAAGCAAGATTGAGTTGCTTAAAGTTCAAAAATCTGTATTTGAAGAACAAATCGCATTATATGAAGAATCAATGAGATTACTTGCATATGACATAGGGACAAATGATGAACTTATGTATGCCGCACAATTTGCACTATCTAGTGGTATTATTTCAAATGCAAAAGCGGCAGTTGCAAATGCCAATAACTCTATAGCAATTTTAGAGAACTCATTGAAAAAGTCACCTTTCAGTACAACTGGTGGAAGCAAAACATCAGCTGAAAAAGAAATCGAACAACTCTCAGAATTAGAACGTGCTTTACGTGATATTAATTATCAAATAGATGTTCAACAAAAACTCTATTCTCGTGCTGAAGGTACTGCTGAACAAATTGAGATTAATGAAAAATTAATTGAACTATACAAGAAACAACGTGATGCAATTCGTGAAGTTAGGCGAGAATATGAACTTGAAAATCAAGGAATTAAAAAGTCTGACGAAGGATATGATGACTATATCGATACCCTTCAAAAATTCTCACTACAAGTAGAAGATGCTACAAACAATATATTTGAACTCACTAATGCCAATAATCAAATGAGAATGACAGCAATTGAGTCAGTGAATGAACTTAGAGATTTAATCACTAAACTTGTCGAACAAGAATTGAAAGATGAAATTGATAAAAATAAAGAGTTAATTGAACATGCCAAAGAACAGCTTGATATTAAACTTAAACAACTTGAGGCAGAAAAAGAACTCGCTGACTTCTCTAAAGACAGGGCTAAACAAGAACAAAATATAGCCAAAATAACATCTAAAATAGAATCTCTTAGGGTTGCCGCTTCTCAAGGTGACGCACGTGCAATCAATGAGATTAATCAACTTGAAGAACAACGTGCTGAGTTACAAGAGAATTTAGATGAGGCTATTAATGAGCGTAGTTTTGAACTTAGAAAAGAAAATCTACAAAACCAATTTGACGAATTTGAGAGAATTAAGAATGAAGAAATTAAGTTATTAGAAGACCAACTCAATGACGCTGGTAGAATTATCGAATTAGCCAACAAGAAAATGAGTGATGCTCTTGCTAATAATATGGGCTCTTTATACCAAGAATTAGTCAATTGGAACTCTGTTTATGGCACTGGTTTTGAGAATGATGTATTGTCCAAGTGGGAAAAGGCGATTGGATTAGTTCAACAATACAATAGTGTAATTGGAGGTAGTGGATTTAACTTTGGCGATTTCCAATCTTCTGGCGGTACTGTTGGTTCTAAACTAGAACAAGTCAAAGCAGAGATGAGAAGAAATAGCGACTTGTGGTGGCAAACCGAAGATGCAGATGAAAAACGTAGACTAAATGAGAGAAATAAGGCATTGGCTAAATCTATTGGGTACTCTTATAACCCAGGGGATGGCAGATACTATTCTGACAAAGATGGTAGTATGCTTGTGTATGACAATGGTGGATATAAGCCAAAGGGCGTATCTGGATTTATGGCTGAAGGTGTAGAAGAATGGGTGTTAAAAGATGGACAAATAAAGGCTATGCAAGAAATGGCTATGGAAAGTCTATTCAATAGATACGGTCTTAAAACGCCTAGTTTTGATGGTAGTAGTTCGTTTGGTGACATCAATGTTAATATTTATGGCGATATATCTGACAACAATGTAGAGAAAATCAGAACAGACCTTAAAGATGTCGTAAGAGAAGTATCTCGTGGGCAACTTGACTCATTCAAAACTATGGGCTATGTTCCAAAAGTTAAAATAAGATAAGGAGGCTTAATAATGTTTAAAGCATGTGAGTTTCAATTTGATGGAAAATCATCTAACGACTTTAATTTAAAGATTGTTAAGTTTTCCAGTAGAAATTCTGGGGGTGCTGAGTTAATCGGCATCCCACTAGAAATAGAAGAAGCAAGAATTAGAAACAACCCAAAGCCATTTTTCTATGGTGTACAAGTTGGCGATAAGTTAAAATTTACAATCCAAGTTGCATATTTGCCAGAGAATGGGTTGGTGGCTAGTGAAAATTTATTGACACAACATACTGCTGGTGCGATAAGTAAATGGCTATTCAAAAAGAAATATGCAGAGTTTAAGATTATTGATACTGATTATAGTAATATTGTATATAATGTTATATTTCAGAATCCAAGACGAATAGAGGTTGGTAATGCACCATATGGATTTGAGATTGATGTTGTATGTGATAGACCATATGGGTATAGAAAACAATCCATATCATATAATGTAAGTGGTTCATTGACATTTAACTTGAAGAACTTGGGATATATAAATGAAGACATTAAGCCTGAGATTGAATTTACAACTAGTGGTAGCACTATGAGTGTTAGAAATAATACTGACAATAATAACAACTTTCAATTTACTGGGTTGACATCTGGCGAGACTGTATATGTCAATAATGAGCGTGAAGAAATAGTTTCAAGTTTAGGACTTAATAGGAATCAAAATTTTAATTTTAATTGGTTTAAGATAGTCCCAGATTATTATAATAATATAACTATTACTGGGACTGGTACAGTTACATTTAGAATTGAATTCCCAATGCCATTCTAAGGAGGTGAGTAGGATTGTTAATTGATAATATTATAGCACAAGCTAATATAGATAGTCAACAAAAATATAGAATATATCTATGCAAGGCAAATAGAGAAGTATTAAGAGAAATCACAAGCCAATGCAGTGACAAATCTTACTCACCACAACTTGGTGGGGCAGATAAATTTGAGTTTACCATACCAAAAGAACATGATAGCAAGCCAGTTTTAGACTATGATAGTATAGTTGGTAAAGCATTAATAAAGGTAGATAAGGGCAATGTTGAAATTGGATATTTTGAGATACAGAACCCGTCTACATCTAATAATGGAATATCAGAAATTAAAGAAGTAACTGCATTATCTGCTGAAGTTAGGTTAATAAGAAAAAAGATATTCCTAACAGAAGGCGTGTTTAAATTAGTAGATAATTCAAATCCAGCAAATGGAATATTAAATCAAATTGTATCACTCGCACCTTCTTGGAGTATTGGTGATATAGATGTTGAGTTATTTACTAGCCAAAGATATTTTGATATTGTGGATACGAACATTTATGAACTTTTGTTAAATGATGTTCAGGAAGCATTTCAATGTGTAATCATATTCGATACAATAAATAAGACTATAAGTGCCAAAACTTTAAGTAACTTTGGAAGCGATAGTAGAATTATATTGAGTTTGAACAATTTGATTGAGAACTCAAAATCTGTTGAAATGAGTGATGATATTGTTACTAGGCTACATCTATATGGTGGGAACGAATTAACTGTTAGAGATGTAAATTTTGGTAATACGTATATTCAAAATTTTGATTACTTTAAGAACACAAAGTTTATGTCACAAGGGTTGATTGACGCTTTAAATAATTATGAAACATTGGTTGCGAATAATACTTCAACTTATAATAATTACCTTGGACAATTAGATACGCTTAATGCAAATTTGATAACATACAATTCGGACTTGCTTATATTACAAGGTGAGTTGCAATCATTGCTAGAACAAAGAGCGTATTTGCAATCAATAGGTCAATCAACTTCAAGTATACAAACTCAAATCAATAATAAAAATTCACAAATAACAAGTAAACAGAATCAAATAAACTCGACCAATTCATCTATAACATCTATTAGAAATGCAATTGATAATTTATTGAATATACTTGATTTTGATAATAATTTTACTCAATCTCAAATTGAGGAACTTGACGAGTTTATAATTGAAGATACTATGCAAGATGGCTCATTTCTTACCACAGAATCTATGACTTATAATGAGTCTGTGGCTATACAACAAGATTTATTGGATACTGGTAAGAATGTATTGGCTAGAGTGTCTTATCCTAGATATAAGATTGATATTGATGTGGTTAATTTCCTTAAATTACCAGAGTATTCATCTTGGTGGAATGAACTTAAAATTGGCGATTTAATCACTGTAAAAGTTGGAGATGATTATGTTGTTGGAATTAGAGTTACAGGATATACAGACAATGAAGAGAATAATAATCTTACTATTCAACTTGGGAACAGATATCAACTAGATGATGCAAATATCGACTTGCTAGAATTAATTAAGAGTTCAATTTCTGCTGGAACAAATATTAATTATAAGAAGTATAAGTTTGAGGATTATTCAAAGAATGACAAGAATGAGATTCTTGAATTTATCAATAGTTCAATTGACGTATTAAAGAATGAGATTGTTAGTGGCTCTAATGTGGGTGTCAACATAGATTCTACTGGTATTCTTGCTATTGGTAAGGACGCTAATGGTAATATTCTACCACAACAAATGAGAATATCCAATAACGCAATTGTACTTACCGATGATGGATTCAATACTGCAAAGTTGGCAATTGGTAAATTACAAAATGGGCTATACGGTATTGCGGCTGAAGTTATTGCAGGTAAAATGATACTTGGTAACAATATGATTATTGAGACTGGGAATGGGGACTTTATTGTAGATGGTAACGGGGTTAGAATTACTAAGTTGAGTATTAACATGACTAGTACAGATAATCTTAAAAACATCATAATTGACCCTAGTAATGGAATTAAAATTAGGACTAGGACATCTACATCTCAAGCATATAGGGATTTTATGTATTTTGATTCTGTTAACAAGGATTTTATAATTGATGGTAGAATTATTGTTCGTGGTGGAAGTGGAATATCTAACTTTTCTGATGCTGGAAACTTAGCTACATTAGACCAAATTACTTCTACTGAGATTACTAATAATTCAATTACAACTCCAAAGATTGCAACTGGTGCTGTCACTGCTGATAAGATTACTGTAAATTCATTGAGTGCTATTAGTGCTAATATTGGCACTGTCAATGCTGGTACTATTGATGGTGTTAATATTAATGGTAGTGTATTTACTGGTGGGCAAATTACTATTGGTAGTAATGCATTTGTTAGAATATTTAATGATACTAGTTTACAGTCTGGAATCATAGAGTTCAACGAAGGAACTTTCAGAAGTTATATTGTACAAGACGGAAGCACTCTTTCTATTAACTCGTCAAATAATTTGTTTTTGTCATCGCCAACAATCGTTTTAGGGGCAATGTCAGACATTCTATTTAATGTTAGACCAAGGGTTGGAAGTAACTATGTTGCTTTGATGTCAGATATACCAGATGTTGGTGGCGGAGTAACTGACGTAATAGGATATAATGGGATTATTGCATCTATATTGGGCGATACATTGTTAATATCTGCAGATGACAACCAAATTGTGAAGTCATTGAGTTCACAACAAATAACATTACAATACTTGTCTGGAAATAATACTATTGAAGTAAGAGTAAATGGAACTTATAGGGGTGCTATTGCATTGGTGTAAGATAACTAAACCTAAATAATAATAAGAGGTGAAATTATGAAAGAGAAACAAATGTTAATTCAATATACAAAAGAACAAATTGATATGATTGCCAAGTATTTAGAGAATATTGAAGTCAAAGGTAAGAACTCAGTATTCTCTCTTACTGGAATCTATCAAGTTCTTGAAAGTGGAAATATAGTGGAACAAAATGAAGTTGAAAATAACGAAAGTGAGGATGAATAATATGGCACAATTAAATCAAGATTTTGTCATATCTGCAAATAATAGTCTTCAGTTAAGATTTGAAGGTATATATAATGAGAATACTAATGCGTTGCTTTCTGTGGCTGACATCGAGGGTGCTAGCTGGGCATGTACACCGTTGGAAGAGGAAACTACTGCACTTATTAGTAAAGATTTAATTAGTGGTGGATTAACCGTTCCAGAAGATGGTACTGTTATAGTCCAATTGTTAACCACTGATACTGTAGGATTGAGTGGTGAATTTTCTCACGAACTTAGACTTAAACATGCTGGAGGAATACAAACTGCCGCACGTGGTAGAATGACTATTAAGTATCAAATTGCTAATAATCCGTTGTAATATTTTGGATTAAAATTAAGGAGGAATATATAGATGTCCATGTCAAAAATGTCCCATGAAGAATTTATGGAAAGATTTAAAAATACTAACTCTTGGTTGTACCATAATACTACAGTTATAAGCGAGTATAATGGCATGGATAAACCTATATATTTTATGTGTAAATATGGAGAGATATTTATAAATGCAAGTTACGCATTAGAATATAGTAGCGATAAGATAACCACTAGGTCTGCGGTAAACAAAACAAGTTTTTTCATAAACCAATTAAAAGAGATATATGGTGAAGAAAATTTAATTTATGACAATGTTGTATTCTTAAATCATTCTACAAAAGTAGAAATAATATGTAAAAAACATGGGAAATTTCATGCAAGCCCATCAACCCTATTGAAAGGACTTGGGTTAGGATGTCCAAATTGCAGTAGGGATTATACAAATTCAAAAAATAGAAAGGATTTAAATTGGTTCTTAGAAGAATCTAAAGCAATACACAATGATAAATTTGAGTATCCTTTTTTAAAAAATGAATTTAACGGCTCTTATAGTAGAATAAGTATAAGATGTAAAAAGTGTGGGGATGTGTTTAAGCAAAATGTGTTTTTACATCTTAGAGGATGTGGGTGTAAGAAGTGTGCAATTAGTAACAGAAGAATGAAAGAGCATGAGTTTATAAAGAAGGCAAAAGAAACTCATGGAGAAAAGTATGGTTATGATTGTTTAAATTATGAAATTGCAACAAAAAATGTGAGAATTTATTGCAAGGAATGTAATGATTATTTTATGCAAACTCCATCTAAGCATATATATGGCAACGGGTGCCCAGAATGTGCAAGAATAAATGGTGGGTATAAAAAAAGTGACTGGGTTATTGGCAGGAAGAATTCAATTAATTTTGAATCTTATAAACTATATATTTTAAGGTGTTATGATGACAAAGAGAATTTCTTAAAAGTAGGTATAACATATAAAGATATAAAAGAAAGATTCCACGCAAATAGAGATATTACAAGTTGTTTT